GTTCCCTTTTCTCCTTGATGACCTTTGAACAGATATTTTAACAATCCGAGTGCCTCAAGACCTTTCATACCTATACTACCAGCAGCCCCAGCAGCCCCACCAGCCGCAGCGCCCGCAGCAGTACCAGCACCAAACATCGAACGAAGACCGCCCAACATACCTTTTGTTAAACCACCACCCAATAAGCCTAAAGCAAGACTCTTCTTGGCCGTAGATTCACGATCTTCTGGTTGTCTTGCTGTTCTCCATTCATCATATGCTTTATCTTCTTCTGGAGTTGTTTGACCCAGCAAATGCTTTAAGGCATAATCCATAGAACCAAAGTACTTATCCTTATCTTCTTTGCTCTCAGGAACTTTTCCAGCATCATTCTTAGTTACATTATCAGAAGTAGGTTTTTGTTCACCTTTTTCTTTAGTAGCCTTTTCATCACGTTCTTTATTATACTGGTCTCTCTGAGCTTGTGTTTCCTTACCAAGTATGGCATCTAAAGGACTAGCAGGTTTTGAACCTTTATCACCAGCAGGCTCTTCTTTCTTAGGTGCAGAAGTATCATTGCCCTTCTTTTCTTTATCACTAAATTCACCTGTAACTGAATCTGGTGTTACTTTAATAGGCGGAAGCGTATCAACAACAGGCTTCATCAATGTTGGCGGCAATTGTGGATTTCGCATTGCTGCAACTGTTGTTGCTGCTTTCGTCAATGGCAAATTTTTATAATCTGGAAGAGCAATAGCACCAGCGGCGGCATCAGTACCAGTAGAAATTTTAGGTGTTTCTCCTGGCTTCTTACCAACTACATCTATAGGAGCAGAACCTTTTGAGGGCGCTGATGGATTGTCTAGAGAAGGCGAAGCACCACCCTTTGCTGAATTACCAGCCATTCCACCACCAGGGGAAACTGGTGGTGTTGCTTGCTGCTGGCCAATAAACTGATTTGTAGTAAGTCCTTCAATTCCTGGAGGGTTAGTAGCTTTTCCAGATTGCACTCCACCACCAGATGGAGCGGCTGTTTCCGGCTTACCAGTAGCCGCTGCAACAGCCGTAGGAGCACCAGGAGCAGCAGCGGGCGTGTTAAGAGGAGCAGCAGCCCCATTGGGAGAAGCCCCAATAGTTGAAGTTGCAGCAGGAGTACTTTTAAGAACCTTATTAGTTTCTTTTTCTGCCTTGGCCAGTTTTGGATCATTGGCAGGTGTCTTCATTTTAGTAGTTACATTATCAGAAGTTTTCTTCTGTTGGCCAGCCTTAAGCTTAGGCGTTTCAATTTCATCATCGTCTTTATTCCCAGAAAGATCAGGAGTTTGGAAGGATAATGATGGCTTAAGATCACTAACACCAGATGGCTGATTAGTTTGTGGATTGGTATACTGTGTCAATGGCCCTTTATTAAGAAGATTAGCACCTTTCTTAATCAAATCAGTATTTGTATCTTCCTTAATCTTTTTCTTACCACCACCACTTTCACGTGAAATCATATCAATATTTGTATCTGCCTGATCACCTTGATTGGGAACAACAGGTGGCTTTGAGATAGCCTGTGGTCCAGTAAGATTTTTTGCAGGAACAGACATCTTACTACTTTTAACTTGTATACCTTGATTGCCCTGAAACTTATCAGTCCCAGAAACGCCAACGGCTTCTTTAGCAAGCATTCCATAGATAATGTGCTCAAGGCTTCTATACTTATTTTTTGCTGCTACTGTCATCATTCTTCTTCTTACTAGCTTTCTTTTCGGCCTTAGCGAATTCCTTACGATCAACGAATTTTGTGGCTGTGCCCTTCTTTCTATCTATGGCGACAACCCCTTCAGATGGAGTAACCTGACCATCCACTGAATGTATCCAGGGATTACTTCTGTCCATTGCCTTCGCCAATACACTTGTAGCGTCACTCAAATGCTTATGTAATTTAAGAACCTTATCAACATGAGTTTGATGAGCAAGTAAATGAGCAGTCTTAGACGCATGATCTGATGTTCTCTGTCTTGCCCACTTTTCATTGGAAATGCCACTCATTCTCTTATTATGTGAACTATTTAATGAAGCAATTAAACTCTTAGAATCATAAGGCTCTCCTGCCTTAATTTGGTCATTTATATGTTTGATAATATCAGGAGCATGTGCCATAACAGCATCAAATGCTTCAGGTCTCATAGCACGATAATGTTTAGTTGCCGCATCTCTGTGTTTGATAAATTCATTTATATGTTTTGGTTCATATTTACCACCTTCTGGTTCAAAATCAGTTTTCATGTTATGAACATCTGGATGGTCAACAAATTTAGATCTTGTCTTCTTGTCAATGGGCATAGACTTACCATCTGGAGTAAACATACTATGAACTACAACACCTAGTTTTTTCTTGAGATTAGCCCCTTCTGCACTATCTTCTTTCGCTGAATAGACAATCTTTCTGGGTTTGATATGATTATGACCATCCTTATTAATAACTTCATTCGGAGTGTGCATATGATTACCCTGAAAAACCGCAGACATATTCTTGGGCATAATCTTTGGCAACTCCGAAAGAGCAGCAATCAATTGACCGGCCAACTTAGGATTATTGGCATGATTGTTAACAACATCTTCAGGCGTGTAATTAACTTTAGAACCACCAGTTTGTGGAGACGATACAAAGAATTTTTTAGTATCTGGATGATGACCAAAAACCAATGGTGCGCCGCCGTCAAATTTATGCTGATATTCAGCCTTTGGCGTACCACCGGAAAGCATATGATGAGCATCATCCAAGGCATCAGCAGCTTGACGAACGCCTTCATGACCATGATGAATGACAGAATCACCAACATGGTTAATATGAGCAGTTGGTTCTTCCAACTTCATTTTATGTTCAGCTTCAGCCAAAAATCGTGTAAATAGTAACATTACAACTCTCCAGGGGAATAATAGGACATACCACCATGAACCGCTTCTTTATTAGAAACAAATCCATCCTTTTTCTGATTCTTTTTATTATCTGCTGGCTTCTTCTTCTTATTCTTGCTGGTCTTGACCTCTTCTATTAGAATAAGAAAGTCCTTAAATGAATACACTTGCGCCTCTTTTTATATTTTCAAATATTTATGGTTTTTAGGTATTAAACAACATCAATTGTCCAAAAGTCGCCTGTGAGGTTATCATTTTCAATATAATCCTTCGGCATATATGCATAACCTTTATCTCCCCACTCTTCACCCCATGAATTTCTAATGATAACATATGAACTAGTATGGCTCATTCCAACAATAAGCGCACAATGACCCCCTCTATGCTTGCCTTCCGGCATTTTTATCTGTCCAGTCTTAAATGTTTCATCATCAAAGAGATTTTCAAACATCTCAAAGCCAAAAATGATTGGTTTGCCTTGCATAAGAGTAGCACTGATATCACCCATCGTTGAGGAAAGACGGCTGTACTGGGTGATGATTTCCTTCTGAGCATCCAAATATGCCTTCTCAGGAGGTTCTTTGAGGACGTTTTCTTTGAGGAAGGGGAAGTCAGCATCTGGGGCCGAACCCCATCTTGAAAGGCTCTTAAACCCATCTCTAAGCTCAGCACCTTCATCAACACCAGTACAATTAGAAAGCGCACGGGCATTCCAATAAATAAAAAGCTTGGATGGTTTGAATTCTGGTTTGCCCTCTTTCTTATTCATGTATTCAATGGCAGCACCAATTGACATTGAAATACAAGCATTCGTATCTTGTTGTTGGTAAACTGGAGGGAGAAACCCAGTCTCCCTTAAATCCGGCCCATAATCACCAAGCTTTCTACTGGCCCTAAAATCTCTTGGATCTGGTTTATCTCTTTTCCAGCCACCACCGAATTTATCTATCAATTACTTAAACTCCGAAAACCTCTCTTTCTTATATTTAGATTTACCGGGCATAACCTTAGTTGTATTAACTGACTCCTGAATAATGTCCTCTTGGGCAGATGCTTCTACATTATAAAACCTCATCTTCATATAGTCCACACCTATAACAAACTTCTTGTTTATATTGGGGTTTCCATATCTATTCTTCAGTTGCTTAACCATAATTTGATTAAGCTCAACCAACTCTTCAGAAGAAAGCAGAGCAACCATAAAATCAGCCGTAGCAGGTAGACCAAATGATTCCGCAGTGTCTTCCATTCCAACATCCGAAGAAGTGTAACCTGATCGTGTAAGTTGTGTAGCTGATACAATCGGTACACCACTCTCAACTGCCAATCCACGCAGTTCTTCAGCAATAGCTTTGATATATGAGTAAGAATTCATATTAGCAGTTCCATGTTTATACCGTGATGAAGCACATAGATTGATGTAATCAATATAGATAATATCTGGCTTGAACTTCTTCTTCAGTTTAAGTTCATGAAGAAGATGCCTGAAGTGACCAGCACCAGCACATGATGTTGGATATTCCTTGATGTAAAGACGGCCACGATCACCTTTATTTTCAATATTTCCTTTCAGCTTTGCCATCTTAGAACGATAGATGGTCTTATTAATGGTCTTCAAATCACCAATGGGAATATCCAAGAGATTGGCATCTATACGCTCAGCAATCATTTCTTCGGCCATCTCAAGGGTAATATAGAGCACCTTGTAACCAAGCTCTAGGTGGTGAGCAGCCATATCACACATGAACATAGACTTGCCTACATTGATACCGGCAAGAATAATATTCAGGGTTTTGCTGGGAAGACCACCATTTGTAATGGCATTGAAGATATCCAGATGAAAGGGAATGCGCCTCTCTTTCTTCTGGTAAAACTCAAATCTACTATCGGCATCCTCAATATAATCATGCCCAATATGCGTGTCAAAAGACACAGCCAAGGCATCACTCAATATCTGAGGAATAGCGCCTTTTGAGTAATTTTTGTCTTCGCCTTCAGTAATGGAAATGGACTTCAACAGGGCAAGATGAAGCGCTCTGTTCTGACACCACTCTTCACAAACATCAGAGAGGTATTCAAGATCATAGACTTCAGTAATCTTAATCTCTTTTAGGAGAGATTTAACCTGCTTATAGTCATTCTCATTAAGACCAGTAGACTTATCAAGTTCTATTCCAATAACTGATACTGAAGGAAAAGCATTATACTTATTAATATACTCGTTGGCTAACTCATAGACAACACGATTGGGTAACTCCGTGAAGTACTCAGACTTCATAAACGGAGCTACTTTTCTTCCAAATTCTTCGTTGAATATCAAGTTAGTCAGAACGAGCTTTTCAATATTGCTCATTTAATTCTCTAAAAATGATGAAGACTATTAGTAAAAAGCATCATTAAATGATTTATATATGTCGCATCATTCATATGCATACAATTACAATCAGTTGAATCTTGCATATCTGGTGCATCTACATCTGGTGAATTATCAAATTTTGGGTTCATCAGTTTTTGATTGTTGCTTATCGCCATCATTTGAATTTGCGGTAAATCGTCATTGTCCATTAATAAACTCCATATAATTTTTTTTAATATTTGTTGGTCCAGATTTGGGGCTGACCACTTTCTTTACAGATTTCTTCTCTTCCTTTTTTTCTGATTCTTTTGGTTTATCATCGTCATCATCTTTCTTCAATAACAACTTACCTGTCAATTTTTCCTTTATATCTTTGTAATATCCATGAACAAAGTACCGCGTTCCTTCTTCCAGAATAAGGACCGTAACTGGTCCTTGTCTTCCGCTTGCTTCAAAAGGAGCAGCCTGTCTTATAATCTGAACTTGTTCTGGATTAACAAAAAGATTATCTATTTCTACAAACATTATCCTAATTTATATCTCTCTTCAATACATTTTGCAAAATCGGTTTCAGCTATCATTCTGGGCCAGAAATCATCGCCATTTTTTATAGCATCCGCTCGTCTAAAATTAGGCGTATCATTCGTCACACCTTTAAGCTGATACCACCCCTGCTTAGGCGTAATGATATGTCCAGTTTCTAAAGCAACTTCAAAGAGTCCAGACCATTTGTAAACTCCCTTCTCATAAGAGACAGTAATGGGAATCTTTGACTTTTCTTTGACGAAACGAGATTTTTCAACATTGATAATAAAATTGTAACCAGCAACGCCGTCCTGATCTTTATCTTGTTGACGACCAACAATCCAAATATTATCGGCAGAATAGAAGCTCCCAGTGCCACCGCCAACTATATCCTTTGGATACATACCAATTTCTTTATAGGTATGATTTACACCAACTAAAGGGATATCCTTAATGGTGAAATAGGGCGTCACCATGCGAAAGAGACTTTTCAATTGCTTAGCACGCGTCATATCAGCAACTGCCTTCTGGTTTAGCGTATCTTCAATCTCCTTCTTAGATGCCAAATTACCAATAGAATCAATAATAATCATCACATGATCATCACGAGTCAATTCATTCAGTTGTTGAAGAAGATCAAATTTCAACATCTCAATATCAGTTATTGGAGTATGAATAACCGATTCCATATTGACGCCGAAAGTCTTGAAATAAGAAGGCGTTGTGCCAAATTCTGAATCATAGAATAGAATAACACCGTCTTTATATTTTGAGAGAAAAGCAGAAGCCAGAAGAAGAGAGAAACCAGTCTTGAAATTCCGGCTCTGCCCAGCAATCATAGTGAAGCCCGGTGTAAGACCACCAGTAAGAGTTCCTGACAGCGCCACATTTATCATGGGCACTCCCGTAGGTATCATATCTTTATGTGCATATAGTTTGGATTCTAATAAAGTTGAAGTAAATTCTATAGTCGTATTCTTAAGTATTTTTTCTTTTAACTTACTCATTGTATGTCCTTTAAAACAACTTACCAGTATTTTCTGTTTCCCACCCAATAGCTTCAGTTAAAGATTGAAGGGGAAGGAGAAATGTCTTTTCAAACTGTGTTTCTCTATCCAAATATTTGTCAAGACCAAATTCTTTTGGTAGAGGACCAGGAGAAGCAATGCAGGTATCCCAAATCGGATTGGGAGTTTTTAGGTAGCAAAACTTAATCTTATCTCCATTATGAATTGGTTCTAAGTTCTTTAATCCATGTTTCTTAATAAGATAATTATAGAGAATTGCAGACTTAACTTGGATAGGAGACCCTTTCTTATAAATCTTAGCTTCATAAAGCTCCTTATCAGTGGGCTCTTCACTATATTCTTCAATACTATTAACTGAACGTGGCAAAGCTATGTCCTCAAAGGGCAACTTATTGAACTCCTTACGAAATTCCTTAATAAAATCAATAAGGTCATCTTCTGTCTGATTCATAATGATAGAAATGCCTTTCTTAATAGCTTCCCGGCAAACTAGAGGCGTTGAAGAACGTACAGTCTCAATGCCCATCATTTTCAATTCCGGTTTATCATTCTGTATACCCTCATTATTAAGAACATTAAGGATATACATCTTCTTGGCACGCCAAAGCCCCTTAGTAGCAATAACTTCTCTCTTCATAAAGAGCTTTTCTTGATAGGCATTTGTAATTAAACAAAACGCCTTGAATGATTTTTCAAGTAAGGGCTGAATGACTCTATCACAATATTTATCTATGGCTTCACACTTCTGAAGTTCTGTAGCTGGTGTTAAAACTTCATCCTGATAGATAGTATCAGCAAACTTCTCCATACAAATATAAACAGAATCTGTATCTGAAGCGATGACATAATCCACCTCTTTTGTCATCATAAGTTCATTCAGATGCTTGTTCAAAACCATATCTACAAACTTGATAACAAGTTGTCCAGTTGTGGTGATAGCTTCACCATTATTATAACTAAACCAACGATTATAAATATTCAGAAGAGCCCCATAAAGACTATTCAACTGAATCTTTTTGGCCTTTTGCTTATTGTCAAAACGCGTTTTTTCTTTTTGAGCTTTGATAAATTCTTGGGACGATTGATCATGTCCCAGCCTCGCTGATTCACTTTTCCAAACAAGCATTTCTTTTTTGTACTTGTCGCGGTCCTTGAACTTGGCCTCCATAAGTGCGGCCATAAAGCCTTGAAAATCTTTCCTATATTTACATCCATTTGCTGTTACCGTACATTTTTCTCCATCGGCCAACCTAGACCAATCAAAATTGGGAATAAGCTTACCATCCTCAAGACGATAAGCCTGGGGCACACGTATTTTTTCGTCAACCAATACTGTAGGAAGCCCTTCAATTTGTCCCATATAAGTATCAGGAGAGATATTCCATCCCATAATCAAATGAGGATACAGGGACGTTAAGTCAAAGGCAACTACCCAATTGGATAAACCTTTCTTTGGCTCCTTTACATAGCCTCCAACAATACTATTCTTAAGTACATGCTTCTCCATAAAAGGAATAACTATCTTCTTTTTAATGAGATAATCATGAATGATGATATCCCATGGAAGAATAGTCGTTAGAACATCATTATAATTACACTTGGCGTCATAGGCCAATTCTTGAACCAATTCAATAAATTTAAGTTTATCCTCCAAGCGCTGAACAAGTTCAACGTCCCTGATATTATATTCAATAAACTTTTGATAGTCCTTACGGTAAAGCTCAAGAAGACTACCATACTCTGAATAGTCAAGCTTACGCTCTTTCAACTCTACCTGTGCAATGTAATCAAGCCGGTATGATTCGTGATTGGTGAATGTGAATTTCCGATAAAGCTCAAAATAATCTAGTATAGCTATTCCAGTCAATTTATAGGAATGATTGACCTTTCCCTTCATCTCTACTTCTTGATAGGAAATATGCTTCCATGGAGAAAGACGGTTATATTCATTGGTATCTGGAAAAAGAACAGAAAGACGATTGACAAGGTAAGGAATATCAAAGAAGCGGACATTCCAACCAGTAACAATATCAAGATCCATCTTCTCCCAAACTCTGAGAAATTGAAGAAGGAGTTCTCGTTCGTCTACACACTTATGATAAAAAACATCTGAGCGAGTTGTAGAGAAATGGCCGCAACCAAAAACATAAACCAAATTCCAAACTTTTAGGCTTATGGCTGTAATGGGCTTATCCGCCTTTTCAATAGACGGGAAACCTTCATCAGCGGCAACCTCAATATCAAGAATGCCAACACGGATTAGGGACGGGTCAAAATGAATTTCATCCGGGAAAACCTCCTGAATGAAAGCATATTCGTAATTGGTAAGGCCATAGAGCTTAAAACCCTGTACGCCTTCATACTTTTCAACAAACTCCCTAGCCTCCATAATGGACTCAAACCGCTTCTTTACGACCGGCTTACCATCAATCGTGCGATAATCACCCTTATCCGATTCATAAAAAAGATAGGGTTTGTACTTGTGCTTGAGTTGGATACGCTTGTTATCCTTGTACCCACGATACCAAATGGAGTCGCCACGAAGCGAGAAAGATGTATAGAAAGACATGAAAAATACCTTGACAAATTAATAGATTTATAGTACACTTATATCCCTAAAAAAGACAAAACTGTGGCGGCAGCAATGTTGATAGATGAAAAGATAGAATTAATTGATAAGATAGCTACCCATGACCCAGAATATTTTCAATTTCTACAGTGGACGCTATCTGCCAAATACCCAGCAGACCGCTATAAAATCTCTGATGAAGTGGTTAAACAGATTGCCCTTCTTTACCGAGAAAAGCCGCATCTGCTTCTTCATAATTTTCAATTCGCTGTAGCTCCCACACCAGAACCACCAAAATACGTGGAATGGGATGCCTATCGGCTGGTCCAAGTTTTGACCAATGATAATAGTCTTATCCGAAAGGAAGATATTCTCAATGTAGATCGCTATCTTGGTATTATGCTCAAAGAAAATATTATCACAACTATAGTTGCTGGGGAAGATGGTAAAGTCTACCCACATTCCGTTGCTTATGCTGTTGGTGAACTTGGTGAACCTTACAAATATCATAAGGGATTACCACCATTAGCTGTTCTCCAAATGCCTGAAGATCAAAAACTGGCTTTCCTGCTTGGAACAACCTATACCCATGAACAAGCCTTTTTAACCAACGATCTAATAGATTGGTTACTTAACAATGTTGAAGTTCTTATGCCATATACTACTGTTAAAAAACTCAAAACATCAGAAAGGATTGCTCAACGACTTGAGGACTGTAGCGGTGAATTTCGCTTCATGATGGCGATGCTGCTCTGGATCAACCAAAAACATGTTACTTACTTTGAAAAAATTCCTGCCTTTCGTAAGATGATGAGGGGGAAACCAAAAGCCTATGTAGCCCATCATATTGTCAAGCTTCAGCAAAAAAAGAACATTATCAAGGCCATATGGCAAAGCCTTACAGAGCGCGCTGCTCCACGCCTTCATGACGTAAGACCAACCTGGAGAACAAGAGGCGGTCGGCAAGGATGCATCCATGCCTTCCCCATGATGCCTAACGAGAACGGCCATTTCATTTGTACGCTTTGTGAAGCAAATCGCCATAGAGTCAAAAAACATCAGAGAGGTGACGCCACCAAGGGTTGTATCGTAAAAGAGTATGTCGCTTAACTATTAAAGTGAGTATACCACTTCGTAGCAATGCGCCCCCGCTTAGTCCATTCCAAATGGCTGGCAGGGCGCTCATACCACCTACACATATTGTACCCTGCATCAAAGGCCGTTTCAGCCGCCTTGAGGTGCCTAAGGGCCACAAGCTCCACATGTTGAAGCTCCCATAAAGCCCCCTTACACTGCTCTTCAATGCCGCCGTGCTTCATGTCGCAATGCGCCCCTTCCCAGATGACGTTTCTGCGGTCTGGGTGCATCTGAAAGAGACCACGAGCGAGTCCACCGTCGCCAACATTGTTTATATCAAAGCCGCTTTCCGCCTGGACATTAGCGACGATCCCACACGCCTGCTCCTTCGTGAAACCATTAGACACGAAGAAATTATAGATCGTTCCCGGAACACTATGATCGGCAGGATGGACAAGAACAGGAGGATGCGGATCTTCGGCTGGGTGTGGAGGTTCAACATGCTCATTTGTTGCAACAGGATTGGCCGCTGCTTCCTGAGGCTTCACGCCACGATAGGCGCACTGGAAATGCATAGGATCAATATCGCCATGATAGCCACGCCACCAAAAACCGGCCTCCATCATGATATTGGCGAAATCTATGTTAATACCGCCTGAATGCCAAGGATGGGGGAATGGGTTATAATTAGGGTCCATATCAATGGCGATTCCATAGGCATGAACTGAAAGCCTAGAGCCGCCACGCATCAAACGATAATTATAGGTGCCGCCAGAAATGTTCAGACGAAGCTCTTTGATCTTGTCTATTCCAAAATGCTTAAGGACATTTCCAAAAGCTTTATCAAAAGTAGGAACACAGAGCTTATGAACAAGAAGTGTCTTGAGAGGGACATTGTGTTCTGAATAGAACATCGGATAAATAGGTGTCCACTTAGTTATATTATCTTTATACCATGACGTGGATACAAGACCATTACGGCCTCGTGGATCACCATAAAAATGATTTAAAGCTTCAGTGTCCTCATGTGGAAAAGAATATTGTAATTCACTCATTGATAAACTCCTTTAATGCAAACGTTTTCCAAATGTCTCCAAAACAACTAAACTGATATTCATTGTAGTCATATCATAAAGGTAAACAGGCGTCATACCAGCTTCTTTAAACTGGCGGCTTGCCTCTAATATTTTAGAAAATACATTATTGGCGTCATCGCTTCTGAGAACTTCAGCAGCCCTAATCATCTGTTCAGGTATCTGTATAACTGGAATATCTTCTTCCATTATTCTTTCCTTTTAATTCCATAAACAATAATAATATTTGGCAAATAAACGTCTTCCATTACTTGCACGCTTTTCATTTTCTTCAGTTTCCTTCCTGAAATCATCATCAAGAGTGTATTCAAAAGCCCAGATCATTTCATCCAAAACCCATTTCCAATTTATTTCTGAATATTCTTTTGTTTCAAAGATTTCAGGAGGAACATCTTCAGCATCAACCCAAGGAGTTCCCTGTTTAGAATCTTTAAACCTCTTCAAAGCTGGATATATAATCTCAGCCAAAGTATAATCAAGACTCCAAAGATCATATTCATCAATTCTAACTTTAATAATACGTTTACGTTTCTTATAAACCCAGTGAGTTAAAGAACCAACCCAAGTATCAGCTAGAAACTCGCCTATCTTATGACAACGATCTTCTGATACTCCAACATATTTTAAAATATTAGCTAGTTGATATGGTCCAACCCATCTTTTATAAGGACCAATATATACTTTCATAATTTATCTTAAAGCATTATCCTTTGCTTTAGCTGCTAATTTTGCTTCTGTTACTGCTGGATGTTCAGAATGTCCAACAGGAGTTGTTGTAACAAATCGGCAAATCGCCATAAAAAGACCTACAACAATAGCAACACCACCAGATTTTGGATCATCAAAAAATACATTCCAATCTGTCTGTGCCAATACACCAAATAAAATTGTCAAAAATGCGACAATAAGTGTACGATATCCCTTCATGTTCTCCCCTTAAAATTCTAATTCAACCCATCCATGAGGATAGATCTTTTTATGCCATTCCTTTACTTTCTTCAAAACAACAACATCTTCTGGTGTAGCATTATCAATAATCTTATCAAAATCATCTTCATGCAACCTAGACAGCATGGGAAATCCACCAAATACTTCATCTACAATTAACTGAAAGAGAGGTTCATTATTCTCCCAATGGGCCAATTCAAGATCAACATTAATAACCTTGAAGCCCTCTATTGTCTCACCTTCCACCTTCCATCTTCTACCAATCAGACGAAATTCCATATCCAGTCTCCTTTTATTTATTTAGGCATTCGCACCTTCGAAATAAAGATCAACAACAAGTTTTAGGTCTGTTGGTAAAAACCTGTAAATATCTGGGTCAATAATTCCATCAACAACAAGCTCATATTCTTCCTTTATAAGAATCTGTCTTGCAATCTCAAAATAGTTATCTGGCTTCTTAGCATCAAATAACTTTGAGAAGAGAAGCGCCTTTGTGTAAAAGCTTCCTTTGGCTTGCCTATCTCTTTCTTCTAGTATAGCGTCACACGCTTTTTCGATTTCCGTATCGGAAACATTGTATAGCTCTGACGTAGTACAGAAGTTTAGTAAATAGTTTATAACCTGCCCCAAACGCCACTGAGGGGCCATTTCCCATGCCTGCATAACCTTCTTTAAAAGATCCAGACGACTTTGTTCTTTCATTCAATCCGCCTTTGTGATATTCACTCAACGCTTTATCATATGCCTTTAAGGCCATTTCATGGTCACGGAGAAGCGCGGGCATAGCAGCAATTTGCTCAGAAGTTAGATACTTAACTGGAGTCGTAAAAATAGCCGGTTTTACCGGCTTAACAGGCTTTTCTTTCATTTTTTAATTCCTCTAATATGAAATCCGCCGCTGCTGGATCAAAATAACGCGAACACCGTTCCATGCCGAAATAACCTCGTTGGTTAGATACAATTAAGGTTTTTTCTATATGGAAATGAGTGTCATCATGCGTGTGTCCATGTGTCCACATTAATGGCTTAAACTGGGCAATAAGATCATGTTGATTAGAAGCATAGGCTTCTGACATCATAAACCCACAATATCCTTTATCACAGTGCCAGGACGGCGCGTGATGGGTTATCACAATAGAAGGAAGGGTGTGTAAGCCGTCCTCATAGGCTCTAGGCAATCCTCTTAGAGGCTTTGCAAGACTTTTCCATTCCAAGGCATCGCAAATAAAGTTACGGGCCTTGAAGTGCTCCATCCAAAGATCACGAACAATCAACGTGCGCCCACGCGAAGGCAACGGATATTCATAATCTTCCAGTTTTATATGAGTTCTGATAGCGTGGAAGTCATTGCTTTCTCGCTGGATAACAACATGATTAATTCCATTATATCCATAGGTTGCCCAAAGCGTTGAGCCTATGAACCGAACACCTTCCCAATCACAAAATTCATTATTAAGAACAATTACATGGGGAGCATGTTTAGCTAAAAATTCACAAAGAATATTGGGAGTATCTTCAAAGACTCCTTGATAATACTCATGATTACCCAGCACCAGAAATACAATCTTATACTTAGATAGTTCTTCTTCACAGAATTTGATATATCTTTTTCTTAATTTGCGGGAATCTGCGTCTTGTGCATTAGGACGCATAGGAGCAACTGTCCATGTATCACCGGAAAGAATAAGAAAATCACCTCCAGGTAAATCTGCAAGCGCATGAAATTCAAGATGAAGGTCTGACATTACAGACCCTTTAGTTTGCTTTTCCATTTCCTATACTTTGGTGATAAATAATATAAAGTTGATAAACTGCTAATCCATATATAGCTGTTGTTATAATAGCGCCAATTATTACCAAGCCAACAATTCCACTTTTCGGAAATAACCAAACCGCCAAACCAATAACAGCAGGAATTCCAGAAACAATAAAAAACGCTATCAAGTGTTCATTCATTGTTTTCCGAGATTTTGTACTCCATGAGCAACAACAAGCTGAAGTGCTTCTTCCTTTGCAAATCCAGCATTCACTAATTCATTTCTCATTTTAAACATCAGTTCTGCAACAGTAGCCGGAAAATCAGACTCAATAATGGCATTGATACCATTAACTATTTCTTCAATTCCTGCTTTAATATCAGGATCTACTTTTTTCTTAGCCATAATCAATTCTTCCTTCCAATTGTATATTTACTTTCAAGAGTCCACTTGGACTTTTCTTTATGAGCAATGACTTTGATTTGGTTCATCGAAGCCATTGGTGCTTTCACTTTATTTTCATCTTTAATCTTAAGGAGGTTCCAATCCCTTAATAGACAGATAATCTTATTACGTCTTGCCTTATCTTCATCAGAGAAGTCTGTCTCTTTACCATCCAAGGCAAACATCTCTTTGAAATGAGTGATATAGTACCGACCCTTTTTGTGGAGAATATGGCAAGACTGATACAGCTTATTCTCTTTACGAGACGCTATTCCAATTCTAGTAAGAGTTTCACGAATTTTAAGAAACGCTTCTTCACTATCTATTTCAATCTCAATTAGAGTATCAACAACACTCATTTTTCGCCCTTTTAATTATTATGCAAGGGCGAACAATTACACCCTTTCTTAGGGTGTATTTATTTCTTTAATACTTTCTGCATACTCGTTTATAATATCTAAGACGCCAGCATTATAAAGCTCACAAGCTTCTAAAACTGCTTCTGCTTCTTTAGCTTTAACTAGACTGTAATCATGATACAGAGCAATAGCTTCTTGTTGTGGAGTTGCAATGACCTTCCCCCATTTGCCAGAATAGCGTTTCTTTCTCCTCAATGAATGATAATAGAAATCATACTGAGCAAGATTGTCCAAATGATGGTTCATATTCATCTCATTGGCATAGAAGACCGTATCAATGAAACGAGAGAATGCACCATTAATCAAATAAGATGGATATTCCTCTTTGTTGTCTTCAGTAATAAGACGAACTTTTGTATTGGATAAATCTTTAAAAACATCCCACGGGTTTAGTGTCAAAACAATCTTCCCTTCAAACTATGTTCAATTCTTTTAACTGCTATATCAAAATATTCTTTATTTTGTTCAATACCAATGAAGGAGAAACCTTCTTGTAGAGCAGCAATCCCAGTCGTACCAGAACCTAAGAATGGATCAAGAATAAGACCCTTTGGTGGCGTTATAAGACGGCAGAGATAAGCCATAAGAGCTATCGGTTTAACTGTTGGATGGTGATTATGACGCTCTTTAACGCCTCTATTATATGGATTTCCATCACCATCATTCATTGACGGCTGATCTGGTCTTCTGGTTAAATCTGATTGTTTCTTTCCAAATTTCTCAAGACCCATTTCTCTTTCTGATGGTGAAGCCTTGGCACAATAGAAGAAACGGATAGAATCAGGAAAACACTCTACAACTTCCTCTGAACCATCATGAATGATATTTGCTGGCCAACGACCAGTTGATGTATCCATTTCACCTGTACGATTAGAACCAGTTCTACCATCTCCGTAAACATTCTTTGCTGGTTCTCGTCTATGTGTAAATTTGGGAACACCATTTGATGCCTCAATACGACACTCATCTATATTAATTGCGCCAGTTCCATGTTCAAGAACATTCTCAGCAACTGTACCAATTAATGGCTTCCTAGCAAAGCAAATTGGTTCCATGGCAGGTTTAAGCGCTGTTCCCCATCCTTCCCACTGCTTGGCTTGTTCAGTAGTTGCTTCATATTCAAGATCACTATGTCCAAGACTATATACCGTCCCATCATTTCTACGATCAATACCATCCCTTTTTGTAATACATCTTAAATCTTCTGCGCGTACCATTTCTCGCCAAGCATCTTTAATACCAAGGCGCTCAACCAAAACAGAATATGCATCCTCTGATGGAATTCTAAACCCAATATCAAGCCGTTCCCAATTATCAGTCACAGCAGAATATTGTGGGAACCAACTCGCCAATTCTGTTTTTGATATTCCTAAAGCTTTCCTACATGCTCTAATCTCTTTCGCTAAATCTTGTCTGGCCGAAAGATGAACATCCATACCACCACCGGCTTTATCAATAGCCTTACTCACGTCATGAGACTTGGGAAATCCCTGTCCATAAAGCCATGCCAGCATATCTCTTATCTCAAAACCTGCATCCTCAATGGCGCAAGCAATACGGTGATAAGTTCTTGTGCCTGCAAAAGCCGCCATATGAGCGCCAGGACGTAAAGTATTGGCAATGGCTTCCCAAGTCTCAGGCTGGAATGAAACGTCTCCACCATCCCATGTCTGCCCCATAAAACCCTTTGAAAGCCGGTTGAAGCGTCCATCACTTCCATAACCAGCAGGCTTAGAATCTTTCTTTCCAAATCTCTTTGACATCTCAGAAAGATGGTAAGGTGGATCTGTTACACAGGAATGAATATCAGATAATTGCG